TTCTGCTATATGATTTATAAAAGAAAATTAAATAAAGAAGCAATAAGAAGAAGCGACCACTTAATGTTTCTTAATTCTATATTTGCATTATTAAAATTAAAGGCTATCGATAATGATAATCAAAATGGTTATTTGACTATGCCTCGAAAAAAATCTATTTCTTAAACTTTACATTATATTTATCTGTTATGGCTTTATCAACTTTTCGAGCATTACCCCCTAAAATATAACTATACACTCGTGCATAAGCCCACGATTGTGGTGACTGGTTGGGTCGGCTACCTGCACTATAATATGCACCTTCGCCTTTTTTAAATACCTCGTCTATCGCTTTGAATGGAATCCCTGTAACTTTGGCTATATTTCTTTTACTTTTACCACCTTTCATTTTATCTAATTCTTTCCCATATTTTTTATTAAACTTCGTTGTCCAAGTGCTTTCTTTGGATTTAAATTTAGTATCAGGTCTATATGTTCCTTCAAATATAGATTTAATTTGTTTCCTTCTATCATTCCCCTTTAAACCCTCAACATAATTTTTTGGGACTGACTTCGATTTGCCTTGATAAGTTATCTTAACTTTATCGACCATTTATATATTACATAGAAGTTATTTCTTTTGTAACTAATTTTAAATATTTAATATCTATATATACATAATCTTTTACACCTCGTTCTCTGTGTTCGAAATCTTTGATATCATATTCTTCTGCATTATAATCCCACTCATAAAGGCCGTCTGTAAATAAGAAATAAAACTTAAATTTTCTATTTTCTCCTTCTTTATTTAATAAGTAATTTAATTTATTATATCCAAAGAAAGTTGTGGGATATCTTGAATAATTATTTGTTCTTGATTTTAATTCACCAATTATTTTAGTATTCTTAAAATCGACTTGTTTCCTTTCATTCTTATATAATTTCATATTGTCTTCTTCAAATAGATTATTATTAAGCCAAGTCAATACTTTACGTTCATTGAAATGTCCCCATTCTAAATCTTCAACTATATTCCAAACCATTATAGTATAAGTATAGATTATTATTTCAATAATTAACCGAAGAAAAGAAATCTATTTAAAAAAAAATGGAATATATAGTGTATAGAAAATAATGAATAATATTAATTACCTTCCTACTGATATAATGCAAATGATTATGAATGTCAGGAGAGAAGAAATGAAAAATGATAAATATAAAAATAATTATAAGAATTTTGTAAAAAGTTTTAATAAAGGAGTTAATGAATATATTACGGCTGAATTGTTCGATTGTGAAGACAGTATCATTCANTCNTTCGGTCAGGATATTCTTAATAAATATCGAGAACAAGTTACAACAATTGAAGACCTCCGCAATTTTATGGATAATGAAAATATCTCAATAATGGAGTGTCTTAATGAAGAGCCATTGAATGATATCGATTCATTTCTCTAAAAGTGTCCAGGATAGAATGTGAAAATAATTTGTGTTAAGATATATTTTTTAATACTTTTTTTTCAAGAGTCTATGTCGGACACTTTTAACTGAAAGTCAATAATATTTTGCCCCTTCGAACTTCCATACTTTTATTCACTTTGCTTTTGATATTTTGCATATCTGTCAATCTCTCCTGGACTTCCTCACTTATTAGAGGATTAATATGATTCCTTCGACCTTCCCAATTGTTATATAATCGACAGGCTCTTCTTACACTTGGTATATCTCCCCATTTATATATAAACATTATATCATTTAATGGTTCGTCTTCATAATTATATGAATACTCATTGAAATCATAATTTTCATTCCCCCATTTAATAATCTTTTTACACCTGAACATTATATTATTTTTTGTATCAATGTCCGGTCTTTGTTTTTTTGTATCCTCTTTTAAATAGTCTTTTAATTGAGTCTGATTTTGAATTTTATTATTATATTTGCATTCTTTAATATATGTATCTATATTTAATAATATTTCACTCTTTTTGGTGACTTTTTATTAATCCCAACTCCTAATTTATCGAACAATTCTACTAAATCCTTTTTTGAATGGCTTTTATTGACAAACATTATTTATTATTATATATAATATATTTTTTTTATATGTTAGACTTATAAAGGTATGCCCTACAAAACTGGTAAAATGAAAGGTGAATTAACCACTCCTGAAATAAGAAGACTGGTTAAAGCCCATAATAAATTAACTTCGATTAAATTTCCAAAAGGTGCAAAAAGAGAACAAATAATTAAAATTATTAATGATAGTGGATTCAAAATAAATCACGAAAAACAATCTTTAATACCAAGTAAAAGACCAAGATTGAAAGAGATAAAACTGGGTAAAACTGAAAATAGAAAAGGTAAAGGTGTGGCTGTGGGTACGGACGATATTTTACCCAAACCAAAAACTGCGGAGGAGAAGAAAGAAGCGAAAAAACAGAGAGATATGAAGAAGAAACAAGCAGAGGACAAAATCAAAGCCGAAGGTGTTAAACAAGGTGCAGCACTTCAAAGGGTTATATCTAAAAAAAAGGCATTTAAAAAGATAACTTCTAATAAGACTATACAGAAAAAAGAAAATATGGGAAAGGCGGATTAATCCTTTTTTCTATATAATATTTATTTTTTTTTTTGATATTTTTTATATAAAGTAATATATAAAATGAGTGGCCGAAAATACTTGCAGTTAAATTTTAATAATATTCCAGCGACTGGGCTTGTTAGCCACGCTCGTGGTAACCCAGTTCTAACAGCGACCATTGGTCGCCAAGACGCTGAACTCGATTTGAGTTCGATTCGTGTATCAGGCAAGATTGATATGTATGCAACTTCTGCACGTGCAAGACCTGTTGCTGGTGGTGTTGGTTCTTTACTCCGTGCTTCTCACAAGTTGGGGATTTACGGAGCAATCGACCAAATAGTTTTTAGAAATGCAGAGACCCAGCAGGTCGTTGAGCATATTAGACACTATGGNCGCTTTATGTCTTCATTCCTACCGACAATGGCCTCCTCGCAGGATATGGCTGGGCATTTGAGTGAGAGTGCATTAATCAGCGACAATTATGACGCTTTTACTACTGGTGTTGTTCGCAACACACGAGCCTCGTATTTCTCCGTTCCACTTCCGTCAGGCCTCACCCTCGGCGGAGGTAAGATTCCGCTTGATAAGTTTCCTTTGGAGATTGAAATCCATTTAGCACCGGACAGCCAGTTTTTCTTCTCTTCTTCTGGTGTGACTACGTCTATTGCTGACGCTTTCTATGAATTATCCGACCTCGAAATCTCTTGTGAAGTCGATAACGAGGTTAAATCTCCTGATACTGGGGTAATGACATTCAATTCTATTACTTCCTATTTCAGCACGTTAGAAAGCACCAACTCGATTATTAATTATCGATTAGGATTATCGAATGTTCTTGGAGCATTCGTGAATTTTGTCCCCTCCGCTTTTATAAATAATCTTGGTCAGGACGGCTATCTAACCTATATGCCTTCGGTTAAAACTACTGACGTTGGTGGTGCTGGTGTTGGTGGGGGAGCATTAGCCAATCTCCTGAAAATCTCATTCCTCCGCAATGGTGAGCGTTTCCCCAAACATTTCGAAAATGATACGGTCTATGACGCAACCAATAAAACTCCTGTTGCCGACTCCGAGGTAATCAAGTCCTTTATGAGTTCTATTATCCCTGAAAGTATCCACGCAAGAACGTCCGTCTCTCCGCTCACCAGCAACAGAAACTTCACGGTGACCAATAGTGCAGTATCAGGTTACAGAAATATGCCGTGTGCTGGGGCTACATATGGTGTCGGTGTTCTCTATGATATGCTCGATAGTCAGGGAGTTGATTTCTCCACCGCACAGTTCAGCATTCAAATGGAGAATGAATTGGAGGACGGCAACCCTGTTTCGGCCTATCTATTTGTTAAATCGAAGGTGGTGGTTGCTTATTCTCCACAGGGCGTTCAGATTGTTTCTTAATTTTTATTTAAGAAATACAAAAAAAAATATTTATATAAATAAATGTTAAAGATTATATTAAATTTACTATTATTATATATGGTTAAATCACCATATGATAATAATAATTGTTGTATAAGTTGTGGATATACGTATTGTCCTGAATTAAATGAATGTATTAGAGTATGGGAGACATATTGTGCAAGTTTAGAGAATGGTCACTAATCAGCCTTTTTTACATAGGTATTTAAGGCGACTTCTTTACTATGTCCCATTACTTTATTATCCTTCTCTAACTCCTCTTTCATATCTCCATATTTTGAAGATAAATATATCTTTCTTAATAATGTGGTGCTTATTTTTTTACCCTCCATATATTTTTCACTAAATTTTAATAGTATTTTAGATAATTCTATTCGAGTGATTGGCTTACCAGTCGAAGTTTTGAATAAAACACCCATACCATTCATTCTTAAATAATATCTTAATAATTTTTTTAAATCTTTATCTTCAATTGGTAAATCTAATTCTTCATATTTTTTTGAAGTTTTATATTTATTTAATACAAAGAATAATCCATTCTTCTCGACTACCAAATAATTATTCTCTTTCTTTTCTTCTTCTTTAAGTTTATTGTAATCTCTCTTTTTAATAGCAATCATACCAGCCAAATCATTTCTCATAGGCATTCTCGCATATATATTAAATAATATATAGGCTTGTAATAGTTGCATTTCTTTTTTAGATAATTCTTTCTTCTTCTTGATAGGTTTTAATTCTTCACCCATTTTATTAATACCNNCATANACTGCTTCTATGGTGGTAAANTTCTTCGATTGTTTATCACTAATTACCCCTGATTTTTGTTCTTGGTCATATTTATCATTGAAATCGTCNCNTAATNTACCATATTCTTCTAACAGTTTATCATATTTGCCGTCACTATTCAAGGCCATTAATAATATAATAATAGCATTGAGAAAATTGCGTTGGCTTGTAAAATGGTGATTACTTATCTTATCCATAACTTTATCGACATTAGAAAGGAAATCAAAATTATCTGTTTCAAATAAAGCCTTTAATTTATTCAAGTTCATAGTATATTGTTTGATAGTATTATCTTTTATATTAGGTCGAGATTTTTTGATATCTTCATTAAGATTATTNGNATCTATTTTCATATTATATATATAATAATAGATTATTTTTTTAAAAATTAAACTAAAAAAANTATATTAATTTACTTTTTTATCTAAAAATTCTAACAATTCATTTTGAGTTCTCAATAAATCTTGAACTAAAAATATTAATTCTTGTTCTCTTTTCTTATATTTATCACACTCTTTACATTTAAAATAATCCCAAATATAATTTATAATCCAATCCATTTATATTAAATATATATATNTTTTAATATTCTAAATTTACGCAAAATAACAATCGAAGACACCGTCTTTAAGTGTGGCCACCTTTAACATTTCTAAATAGGCACGGAGCGTATAATTACCTGCACCTGGGCCGGATTGGAAGGTGAGGTCAATACCCTGATTATTAATGCGTTCGGCTCGATTGGGTCGAAGGGCAACCCACTGACCATTGCGACCAAGACCCTCGGCTTCATTAGCAATATTACAACCTTCAAAAAGGTCGGTCGATAAATTAGTGACACCAGTTTCCTGGTAGATATCTTTCTGCGTCATAGGCAATTTGCCTTCGGCTGACTGGGTCACAGAGAACATTGCCGCAGGATTCTTTAAATCCTTACTAAATTCAAACTGATTATTGTATCTAATATTAATTATTGAAGCGTCTTGATTCGCCGCAGTTGGTGCTTTTGCAACCGACATACCTCCTAAAAGACTTTCACTAATGAAATTGCTGTCGTCTTGGACAGATAGAATAACCTTGCTCACAAGACGACCATTCCCTCCAAGTGGAAATGTAAGCCCTACAAGTGCGGTTTGGTCACCAGTTCTCTTCGCCAGTCTGTAATCGACATACTGGAAAGATAGGCTCTTATTCTGTTCTCTGTATTTCTCCATAACTTCTCCGTCATAAATAATACTATCATATATAAGTTTCACCTCGTCTTGATTAATAGGAACAATCCTGTCGTCGGTGTCTCCCTTTGTTACCTGCACACGCTGGGTTTGAACACTACCTGCGAGAGAGAGAGTCGGCTCAACAAATACTAAATCGATATGAACCTCGTCGTCTATCATAAACATAGGCAACTGATTGAAGCGGAGGAATGGGAAGAGGTCACTTAAAAATACTGAATAGACAGGTGCGTCACTTGTGGTTTGTGCAGTATTCCCATTCATTTTTTGGAATGGTAAAAGACTCATAAATCCACCAGCACCAAGACCTCGTGCGGCTGCGTTCGCTCCGTCAGCCATTTCACGACCATTATCAATAATAAGACCCTGTGCCGAGTTGGGGGTGAGGGTTGCGTCATTTTCACGACTCCCATATCTTGGTTTCAAAGCCATACACCGCTGACTTAAATATTGTTCTCTTTCTTTGTTATTTTCATTGGAAATAAATAGTGACTGGTATGCGTGGAAATTTGAGTAGTCGTCGATAGAGCATACGGTTCGATTGCCTATGGTAAGGGTTGCCGATTTAATCAGCGAGGAAATACCTACATTTAAAGGGAAGTAACTGGCGTTGGTAGTATTTTGAGGAGTGACCGCCATAGTAATTTTAGAATTAGAATGAAGGAATCCAGCAACACGATTCAGCGTGAATCTGCAACGGCTATCTGTTATCGTAACTGGGTCAATAATATCTGTGTATAAAGTCTGTCCATAAGAAGAGGGAATCTCACCAATTTTAATAAGGTCAGGAATGCGTCCCTCAACAGGGGCAGAAGCAGGGGCAGAACCAGGGGCAGAAGAGGGGGGTGATTTATCTGTATCCATTTTATATTTTAATATATATAAAATTTGTTAAAAAAAAATAATAATAATTAATTGATTAGAAAATATTTAAAAACCAATCTGTACAGAAGAGCCTTTGATAGATAGCCTTCTAATATGGAAACAGAAAGCCATTAACAACTTCTGTTTTACTGGGGGTCTATCTACGCCTGCTACGCTTCTCTCATTATAGAATAACTGTAACTGGTTCATTTTATTATTTAGATTGGCCACTCCGTCATTAAGAGCGAAGGCACGACCAATTATGAAATTTCTATTGAAATCAACAAATGAGCGAGGAGTAATCTTGGCCTGATTGAGAGCCTTTTCGCTTTCGATTAGTGGCTGGGCTGCGATAGAAATACCACCATTAATTTTAGAAGTCACAACTGGTCGGCTGGGGACAAGTTTTGTATCGATTACAAACTGATATGAAGAGAGTTGGTCAATGATACCAACCTGTCCTGATTTCGCAGAAGCAAGACGACCGTCCATATTTGCACTCCTTTCTTCGCTGTATGTATCAAAAGCACCCTGTAATTGTGCCGTATTGTAAGTTGTTGCGTCTGTTGGAACAACAATAACTGATTTTGCTCGTGTATTTGAAAGGGGCATATCTATGGTCGCATTACGATTTGAAGCAAGAAGAGAATGTTTGTAATTAGTAACAGAATGAATATCTAATTCAACAGAGCCACCGTCTCTCATTTTCTGAACCATACCAGCCTCGTATCGAGGGTCAATACCAACCTGCTGGACAACAAGTTGCATATCACGGATTGTATAGGAAGTGGGATAAGAAGTAATTGCGAGTTGTGATTCTGCCCCTCCTACATTGGTTGCTTTTCGGTCAATCGAGGCGGAATACACAATGAAATCTTTATTAACTACTTGACCAGTTCCACCTGCAATATTTCTAAATGCAGTCGTTGTTAATTTAATGTGACCACTGCCGTCTAATTCAATATCAGTAATAGTTGGACTCGCAGCCGTTGCTCCGTCGTTCGTAGTTATAAGTGTCTGTGCATTGGGGTCGTTATCCTTACAGAAATTTATGCGTTCGCCCTTAACAAATGGACAAGCGGCGACAGATAACATATTATTATTCTTGGCTAAAAATATCTCGGTTCGATTAGTTGCCCCTTGTCCCAAATCGTCACCAGCGGCATTTATGCCGTGGAAGGAAGGATTCAGTTTCATTCTCCGATTACGATTGACACTATCTAACTGCTTAATTATCTTTGCTGGGTCTTCTAAATCCACCTCTACACGAAGGCCACCAACTAACATATTGGGGAAGATTTTAGAACTACCTGCAAATACTCCACAATGTAGGGGCAGACAAACTTTGGCGAATAAGAAATCAGCATTACCAAAATCACGACCAGCAGGTGGTGCTGGTTGAGGAAGGAAGTACGGATTGCTGTCTAAATCATTAGCATTACTAATACTTACACCACGTGTAGAGCGATTGGCCACTGCGTGAATAAGACTACCTTCTTTAATAGCCCTCATTTTTCTCATACTGTCGTCGCTATTGTAAGAATATTTAACCTGAACCATTGCATTATAATCAGCAATTGTTTCAATTTCTACACCGGACGAAGTTAGCACTCTTAAATTTTTAATGACAGATTGTCCTCCAATAGTGGGGTCGAGGATAAGCCGAGTGGGGTCTGCCCCTGCTCCAAGAGCCAGTTTAATCTCATATTGTAAATAACTATTCTTGCCGTCAAAGAATTTAGTATTTGGGGGGATTACAAAATCTACCCTTGCACCGTCACTCCCAGCCGTGGTCGTGTAAGACTGACCATTGCTTGAAGGAATCGAAATCTGTGTTTGCGATATCTTAATCTTATCTTCATTTGACCAATAAGAACTCATTTTATATTATAAATATATAAAATTATTAATAAAAAAATAAAATAAAATATTCTTAATATTTAGATAAATATTAATATTTAATTGCTTCTTTGAACCGCTTGGGTAACCTGCTGACCAGCGGTGGCTCCTCTCTGCTGACCAGTGATATCACTTTCGGTAGTTTCTTCTGTTTCTTTTGCTTCTTTAACGTCACCAGCCGTTTCGAGGGCGGTTGAGCCAACAGATAATACAGCACCGAGTGCTTCTGCTCCTGCTCCCAGTCCTGTCCAAGCAGTTAATGCTCCACCAATTTCAAGTGCAGAACCTGCTATATTACCAATATTGCCCACTTGTTGCTCCCAGTTAGAACCGAAAGAACCACGGCTTAAATCTTTATAAACGTCTAATCCTCCTCCAAGACCAGCCAATCCTGTTTTGGCTAAATCCACAGCCCCTATTTCTTCTGCTACCGGTGCTAAATCTGCTGAACTCTCAACACCAAACTTAAATCCTCCACTCTCCGCTTCACCTGCTGTCTCTGCGGCTTCTCCTGCGGCGGTTGGTGCTGTCCCTGCTCCGTCACCAGCCACCGTTTCGACTGGGGCATTTAATCGAAGGGCTGTATCCTCGGTTTCTGTGGTGGCCACAGGGACTAATG